GTGAAGAACAAGCTAACATCCATTGCCGTGCGCAATTCAAAGCCCGGCCGGCTCTTTGATGGCGGCGGGCTTTTCCTCATTAAGAAGGAGGCGGGCGGCAACTGGATATGGCGCTACACCCACCTAAAGCAGACCCGCGAAATGGGGCTTGGCACCTTGGATGCCGTCGGTTTAGCCGACGCCAGAAAGGCGCGTGATACGTGGGCCGGCGTCCTTGCGTCGGGGGTTGACCCGATATCGGAGCGCAACCGCCTGAGAGACGCCGAGAAAGCCGCTCAGGACAAAGAGGCCCCCACCTTTGCCGATATTGCCGAACTGGTATTTGAATCACACAAGGCCGGCTTGCGCGGGGATGGCGACAGAGGGAAATGGTTCAGCCCGTTGCGCGTGCATGTGATCCCGAAGCTAGGCCAGCGCCGCATATCCGAAATTCACCAATCCGATATTGCCACCTGCCTACGGCCGATCTGGAAAACCAAACACCCTACGGCCGTAAAGGCATGGCAGAGAACCCGCTTCATATTTCAGCAAGCCGAACTCATGGGGTATGACTGCCGGCCGTTCGTCGCTGATGCTGCCCGCGTTATGCTGGGGAAGGTAGACCACCAAACCGAAAACGTGACTTCGACGCCCTGGCAAGAGGTGCCGGCGCTGTATGGCAAGCTGGCCGGCATGTCATCGCCTAAGCTGTGCTTGCGGTGGATGATATTAACCTGCGTACGGGAAGCCGGATGCCTTGGGGCGCGGTTTGACGAGATAGAGGACGGCATATGGACGGTGCCGGCCGACAGGATAAAAGGGATGCGGGGGAAGGTTCAGCCGTTCAGGGTTCCCCTTGGCGACGAGGCGCTAGAGATCATCGAAACGGCGCGTAAGGTGAATGAAACCTACTTGTTCCCGTCCTACCGCAAGCGAGGCGGTCATATCACTGAGGCAGCGCTACGCAAGGAACTCGCCGCTCAGGGGGAGGCCGGCCGGCCGCACGGGTTCCGGTCCAGCTTTCGAACGTGGGCCGAAGATACAGACCAGCCTTGGGACGTTGCCGAAACCATATTGGGGCACCAGATCAAGGGCCGTGTTGAACGCGCCTATGCCCGCTCGGATCTGCTAGACCGCCGCCGGATCGTCATGGACAAGTGGGCCGCGCATGTGACGCAATCCAGCGCTGAGGTAATCAAGCTGCGGGGGTAGCGCGAAACTTATACCGCCTGTTTGGGGCTATGGGGTGGGGTCAAAACGCTTGCGCCAGATGATATCGGTCCTCTAGGCGGCGCTTTTGCTCCGGCGTCAGCATCCCCCACAATTCCGCAGCGAGAAGGCTTAGCCCCTCTATAGTGTCCACCGCATCCGAAAGAGTGTTGCTATCCTGACCGCATCCCGCGCAGCCATTGTTTAGCGACGATGCCGAGGCGCTTAGTTGCGCGTCGCTCAGATCATCTATCAGTCCCACGTCTCTCTCCTTTGATATGGTCAGGGTTCGCGGCGGGCGGGCTGTGACGCCTGTTCGCCAGCGCTGTAGGCAAGCACGACGGCCTGCAAGCATGTGAAGTCGCGTTCGCTGTTGACCTGTTCCGGCAAAAGGTTCGCGTCATGCAGCAGCGATAGAAGCGCGGGGGTCTCGTTCACTTTGCGTAAAAGGCTCGGCTCGTATCTCACGGGGTGTTCTCCTTATTGCTTAGAAGGGGGTGGCGTCTTGGCTTTCTCGGCCCGTATCAGCGCATCCGCCTTGCTCTTAAGTTTCAGTCGCAACGCTTTGTATTCACCCGCGAATTTATCGCGGCGATTGCGGGCTGCGTCTAGTTTACGGCGCTCTGACGCGCTCAGTTTCTCTTGCCATGTCATGGGGTTATATTACGCCAACGATTGGCAGTTGACAAGGGGCATTCTTTATGCCAAGATTTAGCAGCAGATAGGAGATGAATGATGGATACGCAAATCAATAAGCTGAAAGCTGAAATTTCGAGGCGTCGGGCAGAGATTGCGGAGTGTGATGAAATCAACCGCTCTGCTCCGCTTAGCAGTCGGTCATCGTACCCCGACTTTCTGCGGCAGAAGATCCTGGAAATGGAGGCTGGACTACGGCTGCTGGAAGCCAAAGAGAGCGGAGGCGCTTCCGGCTATAGCGCATTCGTGTAACCCCCGGGAGGCCAGCATGAGCGACGAACAATTATTGGAGCGGGCAGTCCACGCGGCGCGCGATAAATTTAAGCGCGGAAAGCATTATCGCTGGGTCGCGGTGATGCATGTATTTGCGATTGGAAAGACCAACGCACACCATCTTTGCCAGCGGTTCGGGTTGGACCCCGACGAACTGGTTTCGTGAACCCCCGCCCTACCGGCGCAACACCTGAGCATGTCTAGGCTCAACGGATAAAGGAGAGAGAACGATGGACGAAAACCCAGAGATGTTTCTAACCGCTGGCAAGCTGGTACACTTCACCACCGGAGAATACAGCGACTACAGTTTGTTTGGCGATTTCGTTGCGCTGGACAACCTAACAATTGGCGACGCTCGGCATATCGCAGGCGAGATACGGGAAAAGGAATCACAGGCCGAAGCGAAGGCGGGCTGGTATGATGGCGACGTGCACACCGATTTCATTGCGGAGTTGACACGACGCGGCCTGCTTCTGAGCGTTGACAGCATGGAGAGGCACATAGGCTCATACGGTGAGCTGTCACTGGACGCCTAACCCCCACCACGCCAAGGAGGCAGAGACGATGACAGACTGGGCAAAATATCCGCTAGAAGTAATGGCACGGGGTATGGTTCTAAATGATGAGGAGGTTCGCGAAATGTGCGCCGAGATCGCACGGCTGCGCGAAGAATACCGACCCCTTAATGAACGGGCCAAAGCGACAGAAAACGGGGTTTGCGACTACGCGAAGGTATGGAACGTCACGACATACACGTCTGGAAACGAACTGCGCGGTCCAGCCGTTCACTTTGGGGAGTTTACGACAGAGCGCGACGCAAGGCAATCTTTGGCTGACGCTGGATTTACCAACGGTCAATTTGGATGGCGGAAAGGATATACCGATGCCACCATCTCACCAAAGACCGTTTACTCAAATCACCGCGAACCTTCCGCCCACATCGACGCCCAAGACGCCAAAGACGCCAAGATTAAGGCGCTGGTGGAATATGTAGAGTCTATAGCAGATTGGATGGCATCTAATGGCTATGACAACACATCTGACTTGGCCTTCCTAGCCGCAGCAAAGGAGACGACATGACAGACGCGCCAAGCAGGATATGGGCATTGGTTTCTGCTCAAAACGACAACTGGGCTTCGGGGCCTTGGGATTGGCCGGACGCTGGCGGTCCAGACGCTGTTGAATACATCCGCGCTGACGCCCGCCCTATTACGGTAGCAGAGGCGGCGAAGGTGCTGCTGGATAAGATGGAAAACCCATTCGACCACCCCGAAATGAACAAAGGCGATATTGACTGGCAGGCTGTTTGGAATGCGTTTTGGGAAGAAGCCGACCAGCGTGACGCACCCGCAGCTATGGCCGCCGCTTTACGCGCCCTGTCAGAAGGGGGAGAGTGATGGACGCCGCAGCCGTTCTGCGCGATCTGGCAAAGGCCAAGGCTGCTTTCCAACTACGCACGATAGAGGCGGTCATAACAGAGCGCCCCATGAACGACGAAAGCCGCGCCCCCAATCAAGAGGACGCGGCTAATACCACCGCTCAAACGAACGGCTGCAATGGTTAGTTTCCCGACGATGGAACAGCCTATCCAGCACCCACACCACGCGCCGCCTGCCCGCCCAATGCGCCAAGCCGCACCACGAGATACGCAGGCCGGTAACTAGGTAGCAGGAGCGCCACGACAGGCTTTCAACGGCGGCAACGATCCGGTCACGCATGGGGGCGCTCCTTATCGGGGGATGCGATCTGTGAGAATGTCGATCTTGCTTTCGATGCGCTGCAACGTGCTTTCGATGCGCTGCGCTCTATCGTCAGGCCGTGCCGGGGGTGTCGGCTCTTTCTTTTCGCGCCAGACCGCCAGACCGCCGATTGCAATAATCAAGGCGGCAACCGATCCTAGAATAGCGGCGTAATCATTTGCGCTCATTTAGCCATGCCCTCCAAACGCGGGACACGTCCTTTACAGCGCCGTAGATGCAGACAAGCGCCTGCGTGCTGGCCCATGAATACATGAAGACCGCAGTTGACGAGGCGTCCATAAGCCAGAAACCCGTTGCAAAGCTGGCGTACACCAGCGCGTTAATCGCGGTGACTGCTGAGCGTATGAATGGCGTCCACCATGCCCGCCCGTTAATGCCAAGCGCCACCATATGCAGCGCCCCCGTGATCAGGAACAGCAGCGCCCAATCGCTTTCGTACATCCAGGAACGCAGCACCAGATAGGCTTCGCTGTCCATCGACCGTGACCCGTCAGCAAGCCAGATGCCGAAGCCGAACGTGCCCGCTGCTAGGGACCACTCAAGCCGCCTGTCCTTGTGGTAGATCCGCCCATCCATACTAAGCGCACCCCGCGTCATGTCCGCGAACAACCGCAGTGCCCGCCCTGCCCACGTCGTCGGGCGTCTGGGGGTTTGGTAGTGCATCGGCAAGGCGTTCGATTGCGCCGGTGAAGTCGGGGCCGCAAAATGCTGTATCACTTGTTCCGTTCATGCAGCTGTTCACGCCAAGAAGGGGCAGCATCAGTATCTTTAATTGCATGTCCGATATCCTTTTCGCGGGTGATTGTGGTTTCGCGGGCGGATTGCCGCGTGTCTTTCCCGCCCTGCCAGTAGAGAAACACGCCCAAGGCGCAGATGATTGCGACTGCGATAATTATGCGCTTCACGTCTTCCCGCCCCTCGCCTTGGCCCATCTGGACGCGATGAACGTACCGGCAAAGGTGACCGCCCCGGCGGCAATCGTTGCGATGTCGTCAAGGTTCACGGTCAGCGTTCCCGCGCCTTCGTCAAAAGACGCCCACCCCATGCCCGCGATAAACGCAGACAGGGCATAGAGGATCATTCGAATTGCAAGTGCCATGTTATGTCCTTTTCCAGAGAGAGCGCAGCGCGGCGACCAGAGCGGCCCATACGCTGCGTTGCGGGGGTGTTGCGGGGGTCGGTGGCGATACGTGGTCCACAGGCGCTTGTGCGGCCCATGACAGGGACACGGCGCGAACGTCGTCAACGCGGCGCTGCCACCCACGGCCAAAGGTCTGCCACAGCTTGCCGCCCTGAATCCGCTTCATGAACGCAAGCCGGTCGTCGCACAGTCGTTCGATCACTTCACGCGGGGGCATTGTCTTTGTGGCTGCGATAGTCGCGGGGCCAATCTGCCCGTCCTGTGTCGCGCCGACCACCGCTTGCAGATACTTCGCCGCCCGCGATGGCCCGCTGTTGACCGCGAAGTCTGCAACGGCATAATCAACGCCAGACGGCAGGAGGTCAGCGCTCACCGCGTCCCAGTATTGCCGCTTATAGACCGCCACCGCCTGCGCCGTCGTCAGCGCTTTCAGATCCGCAACGGTTCCGTTTGGCTTGATGTAGCGGCGGAACGTGGCAAGCGTGATGCCCTTGTTCGTCGCGCCGCCTGGATCTGAGGGGTGATTTACGAAGCCGCCCTCATGCTCTAGGATTTTGGGGATTGCTTTGCTGGAATTATCCATGATTTCTCCATGCAGAATGGGCCGCACGCGCCACCTCAAGAGCAACGCGCACGGATATTGGCAACGCCGAGGCGCTGGAATTGGTCATGTCGGGTTCCTTTCGGGGGGGGTAGGAGATCGGCCACCGCGCGCAGCCTCACGGCGTCGCAGGCAATGGTTTAGGGAGCGTCGTGAGGCTTATAAAATTGATGCGATCAAAATACGGTTTGATATGGCAGGTAGCACGATTGGAAAAGTGACGACCGCGTAGTCCAAACGTAGAGCGCCGCCCCCATCATAACGTATGGGAGGGAACCTACATAAATTTGCGTCAAACCCTTTTCCAAGTAAACCATTCTAGAAAAAATGATGGCCTGTAGCGGGGTGAAGTAGTACCCGATGCGGTCGCCTATCACGGTCGAAAAGGCCGTCAACGGAACCAGCAGTAGCATCGCAAATGCCGCGACTACGATAAACCTGTAGTCTTCGGGAAATCTGGAACGCCAGCGCTTACGGTAGAACAACATCATGGCTGATGAAATGCCTAGCAGTGAAATACGCGCATAAGCACCAGCAGCGTCAAACCCAGTGTCAACGTACCTATCTAAGGCGATATCAAACGCGGCTGACCGTAAAATCAATTATGCTACAATCGGCCCAACCACCGATAGGAACATTATCTTATATCGCGTTTTCTGAATTGATATGAAGGGGATGAACAGGAAAAATACCGCAGAGCTATTGTGGAACGCAGTAGCCAGAATGACCCAAATCAGCGCGACCATAAGTTTGCGGTTGAATACATGATAAAGCGCAATGCAAATGAAGCCAATAGCGGCGGCTTGCCTGATCCCAGACATGGCCATGACGATGAACAGAAAAGGGAAGCATAGAAGGACAAACCCCAAACGGTTGGGCTGAGTTTTTGAAAGCGTATAGACCCCCAAACACAGCACCGCTGTAGTCAGAATGTTCGCCCAAACATATGGCATGTCCATCCACCCCAATATGGACAGCATCGAATAGAACCCAGGTTCCCGAGTGGCCAACGCCTCCCATAAGGGGAAGGTTGAATATAAATCGAACAGCATTTCGTAGGTGAACCAATCGCACCCAACCTCAAACCGAAAGGCAGAGAATGCGAACAGAGATAACAGCAATACGCTTGCACAAGCGGCCTGCAATTTAGCTTTCCGATGAACGCTTAGGCCAAGAATAATGACCGCAGCGTAGATCCCCACGTAAATATTCAAAGCCACCCCCAAAGATATCACATTTTACCTCGCTGTTTTTGCCCCGAAATACAAGAGTGCCGAGCCGCAATTTGTCACCATGTCGCGACAGCGGCCCGCACCCATGTATGGGTGGTTCCGTCTCCGGTGTAGATGTATAGATAGGTTACGCTACGTGCCCACTGGCCGGGTGCGCCCGCAGCCGTAGCAGATGCAGGAGGTGACACCAGCTTAGCCAGCGGCAAGCCGTCCGTCGCGCTGGCCGGGTCAGCAGATGGTTTCTGCCGGAGCATCCCAAAGTCATCGACCCAAAAGCGTTGCGAACCCATGCGCCAAGGAACCTCTGTATAGTCGCTGGTCCGCGTGATGAATTGCGTCCGGCTAATGCTGTTCCCGTTGCTACTGTTCGACACGAACTCACAGTTGAGCAGGTTGGTACTTGTGGCTGTCGGGACTGTGAACCGGATAGCAGGCGCAGCGGGGGCTAGGATTTTGAGGTTCCGGCAAATATCGCCAGCGTTGTTCTTCAGCCAGTAGTCAGGCGCAACAATCGTGTGGTCAAATGTAGTGAGGAACTTGATTTCGGTATTGGTGAACCCGTTAAAGCTGGCGCTGGATTCTAGGTAGCGCTCTTTGTTTGACACCGATCCGAGAATATCAAGCTGACAGTCAGCGAGGCTTTCGCACTTACCGAACCGTTGCGAGAACTCAACGAAGATGCGCAGCTTATGGCCCCACTGTTTGCCGATGAAGTCAAAGCCGCGTGAGCCTGCGCCGTTTGAACTGTTTGCCGTGTAAACCGCCCCATTCATGAAGGCCGCACCGCGCGCAACCAGTGGAGCGCCGATGATGTTATAGCTGTGGACTACAGTGCTGCCTTCAAAGTAGACGGTCGAACAGGACGTAGGCCCGCCCTGCGTCTGGTATGCCGACACGATGCCAAAGATGTTTGTGTTGCCAAAATAGAAACCCGTGTCACCTTTTGCGTAAGTATCGCGCAGCGTGAAAATTTCAGCGGCTACGTTACAGATGCCCACCGAACCCATGCCGCCGTTAGCCGCAGGGTTAGACGACATATCAATGGTGCAGTTATCGACAACGCAGAACTGCGCATACTGACTGGTGGTGGATCGAGCGTTATACAGGCCAACTGTGGATGGGTTGTCGGCGTTGTCCGCTGTGCTGATGGCAAGGTTTTCAAGGCGACCGTGCTGTGTGCCAATCATGTCGATCACAGGCACGTCACCTGTATTGCCGTAAAGCCGCGTACCCACTTGTACCGACGAAATCTTAAACCCGGACTCGCCGCGAATAGTGCAGCCCGAAATTCGGTTGGTGGCGTTTAGCGACGTGCCGATCAGATAGCGGCCCGCAGGGGCGTATACTACTTGGGGTGCAGAACCAAAATCGGCGGAATTATTTGCCAAGTCCAAGGCACGTTGGAAGAATGGGGAGTTATTCGTGCCCACCCCAGTAGTAACATTGTAATCAGCAACAGCGCCGAATTGCTTAACGTTATAGCCGTTTGGCCCAAGTACCACATCAAATTCTTGCCCGCCCGCGTTAGGCTGTCCGAGGCTGCCCGTTGACGCCTTGGCAAGGTAAAAACCAATAGACGGAATGACTAGCTCCGTACCCGCCGCGAACGTCCGTGCATCCCCAATAAACTCGGCAAAGTCCGCATACACCGTCCGCTTACTCACCCACTGCCCGCCGACGCCATCCACGACAAGCGCCCCGTCTGCGGTTAGGGTGCTGCCTGCGACGAACGTAAAGTATTCGCGTTCACCGTTGAAGCCGTCCACAACTGCCTTCGTCATGCCGTCAATAGCATCATCCGCCAAAGCGAGGTCAGCAATGGTCGCGTATTCCTTGGGCGTAACTGTAGAATAATCGGCGCGGAACCAGTTTTCGGCGTAAGCGGAGGTCGAGGCGTTGTTAACCAGAGCGACAAGCCAATCACCGACAATAAAGCCCTGTCCATCCGTCGTGCCCGCGTCAGATACGATCCAATAGTCGCCCTTCTTTGAGCCAGAAGGAAACGCCCCGCTTGAGGCATCCCAGCCGCCGCGTGGGTTTAGCCCCGTCGCAATGGTTGCAATCTCTCCATAGAGCGCAGCAAGAACAGCGTTCACATTGCTTTCAAGCAGTTGCTTAGTCGTCGCTTTTGGGTCCGACCCCGTTACGGGCAGGCTGAAAATAGGTGCTGGCATGGTGCCTCCGAAATTTAGGGGTCAGTTGTGGCTGAAACGCTGTCGGTGAATGCCGATGCGCTGGCGTATTCGCCCCGAGAGCGGGCGAAGTAATAGCGGGTAACGGAGGTGCCTAAGCTGCCCTCGTTAATGCTCACGATTGTATTCTGGCTGGTGTAAATGGCGGTGCCGATCAGGCTGGCCGCGCCGCTGTCGTCTGTGTCGCTGCCGTAGATTTCGATAGCGCGGAAGTCGGGATCATTTGGCGTGCGGAAGCTGACCGTGATTTCGCCAGCACCGCCAACCGCTGCGCCCTCAATCGGGATATCAATGACGATATCGACAACGGGGGTAACGCCCGTGATATCCACCCAATCAGATGTCCCGTTCACGCCGATTGCGCGGACGCGGATATCGTACAACTGCCCCGGCGTGCCGCTGAGATAGCCAAACGCCTGCCCTGAGCCGTCGCTCACGTCCTTGCCGATCAGCCCGCCTGACTGATAATCTCCGCCATCAGGGCGGTATTCCCATTCATATCCCGTGACGCTTGAGGTGGACGGTGGAAACGCAAAGCGGATACGGGGAATGATCGTGCCGCCCGTGTCTAGGTTTACCGCGTCTCCCGTTGTGACGCTGATCGCGCCGGGTTCAGCCGTACCCTTCCGTTCGCCGTCGTACTCCTCGTCAAAGACCTCCTCTTCGTCGGTCGCGGGCGTCCACGCATAGATAGCCGCGTCATGCTTGACCAAGGACGCAGGCAGGCGCATGGCGACTTCCCCGCTTTCGCCAATCGGGTCTAGGCCGGGGTGGATGCCTTCGATTTCATAAACGCCGTCAAGCGCGTCATATGGCGATGGCAGCGCAATGGTGACCGTCGCCCCGCCCACAAGGTTAAACGCTTCTGGGGGCAGCGTGCCGCCCTGTATGCGCTCTTGTCTGCGTTGGCGTAGGCCGGTGATTTTACGCACCCGCATTGCTTGCGTTGCCGAAGGGCAGAACGGCAGATCAACGGTCTTGACCGCAGGAACCCCGCCGTCAGCAGCCAGAGCGCCTGGAATGTCCCACGGTGTCAGATCGGCTGTCTCGTAGCCGCGCGATGCCGAGAGGTAGCTAACGCGCAATTGGTTCACCAGCTCAGCCCCCGGAAGCATGTCGGGGAACTCGAAGCCCTCGCCAAGTAGGTAGTTCAGCGTTTCGGTAGGCTCACGATAGACGCCCGCAGCATAGCCCAGCTTTCCACCCACGCGGATAAAGTCAGCCGCGCCGCTAATCATCATCGGGTTGAGCTGGTCCTCGATCTCGCCTTCGTTGAAAACCAGCGTTCCCGCACAAACATACCGCTTTTCGCTGCCGCCTGAATTGAGCGCTACGTTTTCATCACATGCGTTCGGGCCACCGACGCTCAGGCTCTCATGCAACTGCCCAGCGCGGTAGCCTCGGATCGGGTTATTCATCAGCGCGTCACGAACGCAAAGCGCGTGGTTTTCGCTCCATCCGGTGACGCCCGTGCGCGGGTCTTCTATCAGTGAGAAGCGACCCTCAACTTCTACCATTGGCGGCGTAGACGGCCAACGCTCTTGACGGCTTCCGCTTTCCCCTGCGCGTAGCTTTAGCCAGATGATGGTGCAGCCGCGCCATGCGTCGGTCGCCTTCCAAAGGTCGTCGCGCTCCCCTTCTTCATACGCCGCATCTTCCAGGAACTCGGCGGGGGGCGATGTTTGGTCGCCACGGCTTATCCAAGCGTTGACGTGGTTGATACCCAAAGCACCAAGGAACAGACCGATATCCTTGCGGAACGGCTCTTCGGTTGCCTCAGCGCCCGGACCGTCCATATCAAACGCGTCACCCTGAAGAACAACTTCGCGCTTATCTAGGTACAGCGTGAACGTAGACAGATCAGATGGCCGTGAATTGAGCAGCCAAGCACCCCAGATGTAATTCCCCTTCACGGGCGTACCTACCGGCGTGCCTGTCGCCCGCGTCTCGCCGTAGACAAAACGATAAGCGGGGGCCGAAGAGGGCTGCGCCAGATCGCGGGAAACGTCCTGCGCCTTCATGCTCGGCGTCTTGCCGAAGATGGCCGACACGGCTGTGTTGATAAGAAATGACACGCCGAAGTTGACAACTGCCGCCCCAAACGCCGCGCCCAACCCTGTAAAGGCACCAATGGCGGCACCAGCAGTGGCCAAAGCGCCGCCAATCGCGGCAAATGCTGGAGCTACAAACGGCATGTCCACGCCCCCAGAATATCGGCCTTCACTATTGCCATTCCGGCCTCCGTCTTCGCGGCGTATTCGCCGGATTGAATGCAGATCGCCAAGGCCGCGCCGAACGTGTCAGCGCTTGCAATGAGGGCTAGGTCGCCCGCCTTGGGTGTGGTGGTGTGCGGTAGGTCAAACGTCGCCTCGCACCATGCGAGATAGCCGCCTGCCCGCTTAAGTATCCGCGCCGCGCCTATGGCGGTGCTGTAGTCGTCTGCGCACCCCTCAAGGGGGTCAGCGCCGTGCAATGCCTCGAAGGCCACACAAGCTGCCGTACAGTCGCGCCGAAGGCCCCACGCGAACGGATCGCGCAGGCTATCAAAGGCAGCGTTGAAAGCCGCCCGTTCTGTTATTCGGGCCACTGTTGAGGGTTGAACCGCAGTTTGTTGGCGTTCTGGACGTGCCGCCCCGCCGTATCGCCGGGATATTTGGCGATCTGGTCCTCATAGCTGTGTGTGATCGACGCCGAAGACCGCGCAGAGGGGCCAATGCCTAGCCCCAGCACCATGTCATGCGCCAAGCCACCGTCTGAGCGTGTCAGCGCCCCTGTGCGGCTGTCGAAGTAGCCTGTGAACAGTTCCACGGGGTCAGCTTTCAGCACGTTGCCGCCTGCTGTCGTCGTGGTCGCAAACCAGACGGTTAAATCGCGGTTGCGGATAATCTTGCCGCGTTCGCCCAGCATATCCTCGACGGTTGCCGCGACCCGTACCGTTGCCTCAGACGTTGCCAGCCCGCCTTGCTCCATCGGGGCCGTGAATTGCACGAGCTTGCCCGCGCCCATCCACGTTTCCCCATCCCATGACAGGTTCCCCGCGCCCGTGTGCAAGCGGATTTCCTCGCCCGGCCAATCGGCATACGTCAGGAGAACGGGGTGGAAGTGGCCCTTGAGGTCGTCAATCAGACCCGCCGTGGCTCCGCGCGTCAAGCCCACGGGTTCACCTCCGTCCATCCGTCGCTGTATTCGTCCTCGAACACCTCGCGGAAGTCCCACTGGTAGCCAAAGGTTCCCGTCACACCCTGCACCGAACGGGGAACGCCCGCCGCTTCAAACACGATATTCTCGCGCTGCCCGATGCTTACCAGCCCCGTCAGGGTGAACGCTTCGGGCTTGTCTGTGCGGATCGTCGCCACGCCGGACGCATCCGAACGCGCAACCGTCAACACATACGCGCTTTCGGTCGTTGTGCCATCGGTCACGCTGATAAGCTCAGATGGCCGCGCCACGATACGCGAAGGAGGCAGGCCGGAGACGGTCAGGCTATGCCATCCGCCATCCGTTGCCGGTTCGCCTTGCAGCGCATACGCCCCGTCGCCCCATAGCAGACCCACGCCGCCCGCCGTCCATAGCAGGTCCGTTCCGTCGTCGGTCCATTCCAGCACGTTGTTGCGCAGGTCATAGCCGCCGCGTGCAAGATGCCACAGCGTTGAACACGCCTCGACGCGCACGAGGTTAGGCTTGCCCGCCCACATGCGGTTGAGCATCCGCACATAGCCAGCGCCCGCGTGATCTGTGCCGATGCCCGTCACGTTGGCTGTCGCCACGCGCCGCGCCCGCTGCGCAGATGATGTGCGTGGCCTGCCCTCGATCAGCCCGACAGAGCGAGATTGCGGATAGACCTCGGCCAACTCCCAGCCGGTAAGCTGGAACGGGGGCCATGCGATAACGTCTGTCATTATGGTGACCACCCCGATTTGCTGTTCTTGAAGGATCGCTGCGAAGCGTTGACGGATTGGCCGACAATGCCGGGGGCCGCGTTCTGCACCACGCCGCCGCTGATTTGCTCAACCTTGGCTTGCCAGTTGCCATCATCATCGACGTACACGCGCACGTCCATTTGACCGCCGCCGCTCTGCATTGCAGCAGCCGTTGCTCTGGTCGATGTGACCATAGCGGGGCCGCGCACGATTTCGGGGCCGTTCTCGCCCGCAATGCCGAACTTGCCGGACGGAATTTTGCCGCCCTTGTCAAACATTCCAGCGAAGACGCCGCCAAGCAGACCGCCGAAGCCGCCGCCCGACTTACTGCCGCCGCCCGCAAACATGCCCTCACCGAACAGCAGATATTCCAAAGCCGCCCGCTTGATGCTGTTTGTGAAGGCGTCCATTGCGTCAACGCCGCCCATAGCCGCGTCAATCACGCTGTCCTTGAACTCGCCTTGGATTTTCTCCATTGCGGCGATCTTGTCGCGGGCAAGGTCGTATTCCTCGGCCAGCTTGCCAACCGCGCCCGCCTCCGCGTCAATCTGAGCAGTCAGTTCTTCGGTGATATCAAGGCCGCGCTTTTTTGCCTCGTCTAGCAGCTTGTGCTTGACGGTAAGCGCCGCAACCTCGCCCTTGGATTTGCCCAGCATTTCCATAGAACGCTTGAGCTTTTCCAGTTCGTCTTCTGCGATGCTGAACAGTGGCTCTTGATCGCGCCCACCAGAGCGGCCCCCAGATCCAGAACGGGACCGGCCACCACCAGACGACCCGCCACCGCTTGCCAAATCGGCGACACCACCCGAACCAGAAAGGTTAGGCACGTCAAACCGCGTGGTCGGTGGGTTTTTAACGCCAAGCTTGCCAAATCCGAGCTTGGCGTTAGTCACATCATTGGGGATTGGGTTGCGACCGCCACCATCTAAGTTGTAGCCAAGTTTAGGCTTTTCCGGTGCTGCTTGCTCTGCTGCAATCTGCCGCGCTAGATTCAAAGCTATGCCGAAGTTCTTTGCCAGCTTCGCCGCCTCATCGACCCCCGCTGAAATCCCCCCAGCAAGGTCAACACGGGCTATCCCTTCCGCCGCCTCCTTGCCTTCATCCAGTCGAGTCGCCATTTCACGGGCTACAGCTTCGGCATTCGTCACGCCGTCAAGCACGTCTTGGTTTACCGTATCGCCCGCTTCAATCAGTAGATCGCGGATTGCGCCAAGCTGATCAGCCATCGCAGAGAAGTCGCCAGCATCTCGAGCCGCTTCCAGTCCCGCTTGAGCTTCGGAGATTTGTTTCAGCAAGTCTGGCGATACGTTGATTTCATTAACCAGCGTGCCGATGCCTTCAAACCGGCCCTCAACAGCGGCTAGTTCTTCTTTCATTTCCACAAGTTGTGTCAGAAGTGCTTGCGGCACGGGTTGCCCCGTGTTCTCAAACAGCGAAATATCCAGTTCCAGACGTTCAATCTCGCGCTTGACTTCCTCCGCAGCCTCAATGCCCGCGTCGGTGCCCGCACTGGCAAGAGCGGCGGACACCGTGCCTGCCGTCGATTCCGCCGCCTTGGCGATCTGCGCCGTAACTTCGGTGATAACGCCGCTGACCTTCGCCACGGCCTCGCGCCTGTCAATATCGAGCAGGGCCAAGGCCATGTCCTGCACTTCTTGCGTCAGTTCGCCGTATTTCTGGCGCAGCGTTTCGAGGTCCGAGACGTTGGCCGCTGTTGACGACATAGCAGCCAGCGCCGCGTCTGCCTCGCCCAGGCGTTCCGTAAAGGTCTTGGCCTTTTCCTTGGTTTCCTCTGTTGCGTCGCCAAGGTTCCACAGAACCCCAGCCAACGGCGCACCAACCGCCAATATAGCGCCCATCACTGCGCCCCAAGGGCCGAAGATGCCGAGGAACTGAGAACCTTGCTGCGTGAAGGCCGTGAGCGCCGATGTGCCACCCTGAACCTGCACAGCGAAGTCACCGACCTGATAGCCACCCTGCTGAAAGAGGTTGCGATTTCGGGCCATGAAGCCTGTTTGCGCCGCGACTGCGCTATTCATCGCAACTACATTGCTGGTGACCTTCTTGGATCTTGCAATCGTCTGGTCATACTCACGCTGCACAAGGTCCATGCCCTTAGCGTGCTGTGCCGCGTCAATCGTGCCAGCTTCAAGCGCCGCGTTAAAGCGGAGTTGCTGCTTTTCCAGCTTCGCCTCTGCCGCCGCAAGGGGCGTGAACTTGCGCTCAAGTCGATCAATGGCCGCGCCTGCCGACTTGGCTTTCTTCTCGAATGCCTGCTGCTCAAGTTCAAGCAGGATGGCAATGCGTTCAGTTGGTTCAGCCATGCTTTGCCTTCAATTCCTCGAACTGCTCCCAAGTGGGCGGGGCAGTTGTTTCGCCTGCGTGGGATTCGTTCCAACCCTCGACAAAAAGGGACCAATCGGCGGGCGTCATGAGCCGCCAATCGGACATGCTTAGACCGGCGCTGATTGCGCTTTTGATTTTGGCTTGCGCTTCGTATTTGTCGGGGCGTTCGGTGCGGACGATCCAACTAAATCGTCGGCTTTTTTTTTATCCTCTGGCGGCAGGAACGCGGCCAAAAGCAAGTCCTGCGCCATTGCGCGGATCTTGTGGTTTTCGCTTGGGGGCATGTCGTCAACCAGCTTGTCAGCGGTCTTGTCATTCAGCCCGCCGCCTACCAGCCCCAAGGCGACCAGATCACGGCAGTGACGCGCCTGCGGTTCGCCCTTGCCTAGCAATTGGTCAAGCATGGCAAAGATACCTAGGCCGTGCTGCCGCTCAAAGCGCTCAATCTCGCCATTGCGAAGGATCAGCGGGCGGCTTTCACCGCCCAACTGTTCCAGCGTGCCGCCCAACGGGGCGTCTGCTGTGATCGGCATTATGCAGCCGCAGTGAAGGTGACCGCGCCGGAAGATGCCAGCGAGAAGCTATAGGTCGCTGCGCCCTCTTGTTCGCCGCCAAACTCAACGCTGTTGACATGGAACGCGCCCGCGAAAGTGCCGAAGTCAGGCACAATCACCTCGAAATTACCGATTGCGTCGGCAGTGTCAGTCGCGCCCGTGCCGAAAGCGATCTCCTTAAATCGCGTCAGCGATGTGCCGCCTTCGAAGATGCCGTTGCCGGAAACCTCAACCGAACGCATCCCCGTCATGACTTCTTGCCACAGTTGCCCGCCGGGGGCCGTGCAATCAATCGTGGTCACGTCGAAGTTGTTGTTATTCACGGTCAGCGTCTTCGACTGAATGCCGCAAAGTGTGGTGAATGCTTCGGCTACTTCGCCGTCACCAATTTTGATAAGCAGAAGTCGGCCTTGTTGCTTTGCCATTGTTTAGGCTCCTATGTGGGGTGAACTATCGCTTGCCCAAGGCGATGTTGAGGGCTTACCCTTGCGCGGATTGCACAAAGGAAATTCTATGAAATACGCAGCCATTGCAGCGATGCTTTTAGGCTCGACAGCTTCCGCAGATACGCCCTGTGAAGCGGCACTTGCTTATGTGAATTTGGTCAATGAACAGCGGCTTGAGCGCTCAAATCGTTTCGGGGATGTGCGAGACACATTGTCTCTTGGCATCCCGATGCTTGATGAAGAAGAAGCGCAGCAATGGTATGCAGATGTTTCAGTATCTATGGGCCGCGTCACCCTGTACGAAATCAAATCGTCTCGGGAAAACATCGAGTATATAAAGCGTTTATCCAGCGCGTGCCGATTAACCGTCCAGTAGCGCGGTAAACGCGACGATTGCGGTATAGCTTTGCCCGTCGCTGTCCTGATCCACCGTCTGCGTCTGCCAATGCACCTGCACGGCGTCAAAGCCCGTGACCGTCAAAGCAGCCTCATTTAGCGCCGCTGTGATAGCCTCCGCGCATCTGGTGGCCTCGACACGCCCAGACGTGACAGGTCGGCTGTGCGCCTCAATTCCAAACGTCAGGTTGGCCGCTTGCTTGCCGTCCGTCCGTAGGGGGCGAGGCTCAATCCCGCCAATGCGGATATATGGCCGCGTGGCGTTCTGTGGGGGCTGGTCGTAAACCCGCGTGCTGACAAGCGCAGAAACGCCAGCGTCAGCCTTGAGGGCCGTGACAAGCGCCGCTTGCAGCGCCAGAGCGTAACCGTCTGCCATTACTTCACCGCCTTGATTGCATCTTTGATGGCCTTGCGATTCCGCGCCGCCCGTTTCTTCTTCGTCGCGTTCAGCGCAGGGTTCACAAACGGACGTGGCCCGCGATTGCCCTCGATCACCTTCGCTTTTGGCCCGAAGTCGATAAGCTGTGACCCATCGTCTCCGGCGATATTGCGGATAAGCGCCCGGTTCGTGCCGGATCGCTGCGGAATAAGCACCTTTGCCATATCCACCACCGATTCCGCGTTTTCGCGGTTGGCGCGGGCGAACTGGTCCTGAATCTCAGGCGTGATCCGCTTGAGCATGGATTGCGTCGCCTCGAAGCCGGATTTCTTCACAGCTTAGAACTCAAGGAGTGTCGCTACTAGACCAGTGCCGCCAGTTACAGCAATTGCCCCTGCTAGGTATTCGCTGATCGTGTCTAGGCGAATTACCTCCACCGCTCCCGCCGCAATTGAACCAACCGAAAAACCAGCGCTGATATCAATTGGGCCAACACCAGCAACGCCAACCGTTGTCGCGCCGTCACCGTCAATAACAGGCGTAAGCGCCCCCGCCGTTGGATTGCGCAGAATAAGCAAGGCGCTTTTGTTCTTGGTATATGTGAAGGTGTCTGTGCCAGTAAGCGTGACCTCTGTAGCCGTTACGCCGCCAGTTACTTTCGCATTTGTTGCCGTGATTGTAGCCATTTCAGGTATTCCTTGATTAAGTGGTTATTGTGCCGCGCCCGCTTCCACGAGCAGATCAAGCATCGCGTCGCTGATCCCTACGTTGGCAATCCCGCGAATATTCCATGTCTCGCCACGCGCTACCGCTTGGTCGGCCTCGGTCAGCCCCGCTGTCTGCGTACTCTTGCGCACGCGGATCGTGGCCGTGCGGTTATTCTCGACAGAAGCCGCCTCAACGCGCTCTTTGCCGGTCGTCTCGCGCACGTTGCCCCAGACAGTGAACAGCGGTTCAAACTCGCCCGTTACGTTGCCGTAGCCGTCGTCAATCATCGTCTGCCGGTTGAACGTGACGCGATGGCGTAGCTTCCCCGCGCCTCTCATACGACAGTCCTGCGGTATTTGTCGGTTAAAGCCTCATAGGCAAGCGTCGGCTTGACGTTTTCCGCTTCCATTTCGCGGAACTCATACATCGAACCAACGTGCAATTTTAGGGCGCTTTTCAGATCATCAGGGCAAGCGCTATAGCCCGCCACGAACTCGACAACGACAGCGCCGCTCGGCCAGCCATAACCCTTATTAACGCGCAAGAACGGCCCTCGCCCATCTTGCAATAGTCGGTATTCAGTGAATGCCCCGCTATCAAATGTTACGCTCGACACCGAAGAAACCGGACCGAACGGGAGCACTAAATCACCACGCGCACACTCGTATTCTTGCGACCATGTTTGGGGCATCAGAGCGCGGCCAAGAATGCCGGTGAACCCGTCCATATGCTTCACAGCCGCGTCAATCATAGCTTGGATTTCTGCGTTTTCCTCAGTCAGATCACGCTCAACACGCAGATGGTCTTTCGCCTCATCAAGCGTCAACGCCTCAACTGTCGGGGGTGTTATTAGCGTCGGGTAAAGCATCGCGTTGCCTCTCATTAGATCAGCTTATGAAAGGGGGCAGAACCCCGCCCCCTCAGAAAGCCGATTAGGCTACAGGTGCGTCCGTTGGGTGGCCCAAAATAATTTGAGCGGCCATAGGGAAGCTGGGGCTGGTGCCGCCTGTCGCGGATACCCGCGCCCGCAGATACCGCTTTGTGCCGACATAGCCACGCTTGTACACCGCCTCATCGGTTGACCCTGTGATCTGTGCGATCTGGTCGCCTCCGATCAGGTCAGCCGCAGCGATGTCCGTAAAGGTCGTGTTGTCATCGGACTCCTGCAAAACGACCGTGGCAGTCGGGCTGGTGCCAGAGCCTGCACCGATATCCAAAACGAACAAGGCGGAATTGTAGCCCTGCAAGTCGGCTCCTGCGCCGCTTACTGCACCAGTAACGGCTTGGGCGGCGATAGATTGAACCAGCCCAAGCTTTGAATGTAGGTCTTTCATTAGACCATCCTTTCACAATGTAAATTGGGGAAAGTGGGCGACCGAAGCCGCCCCACTAGATTTAGGCCGCGACCTTCATCAGCTTGATTGCCTCGAAGTTCACAACGCCGCCACCGACACGCTTGGTCGTGTAGAACAACACGTTGGGCTTGCTGGTGAAGGGGTCACGCAGCACGCGAATGCCGACGCGATCCGCGATCAGGTAGCCACGGTTGAAGTCACCAAAGGCCACCGAAAGCGCGTTCGCTTCGACCGCTGGCATGTTGTCGTCGGTATAGACAGGCTTGCCGAGGATCGTGGCAACTTCTGCGGTGCCGGATGGCGCAGCCCAGATGAATGCACCGTCAGCGTCCTTGAACTTGCGAACCTTGCCCATTGTCGCGTCGGACATGAGCCAAGAAGCGTTGGCACGATAGCCTTGCTTAAGGGCGTAGTGCAGGTCAATGAACGCATCCGCAGGCGATGCCGTTGCGGAAGCATCCGCGAAGCCCGCCGCCTTGCCGGACGTGACGAAACCAAGTTTGCCCCATTCGTAAGAACCGTTTGCCACGGTGTCATATGCCAGGATGCCGCGAGGCTTGTTCACGCCGTTGCCGGACACAAACGCAGCGCCCTCTTGCTCGGCGAACTCAATCGAAACTTCGTCAGCCAGCCAAGAAGCGATATCAATCGCCGCGTCGTCAAGAGCCTTCTGAGTGGCCGCAGGGTTTGCGTACAGTTCAGCGGTGTTGACCACGATTTCGCGCAGTGTTGGTGTGCCCGTTTCGGGACGCGCCTGAGTTTCACCAACCCAACCGGAGCTTGCGCCACCGACGTTGATCAGCTTCTTATAGCTGTCGCTCGACACGTTGACCTTGCGGGCCAACTGGCGAACCGTCGAAACGGTGCCCAGAACGCGGTCAATGCCCGCTTCCATTTCAACCGGTACAAGATAGCCGCCATCGGGGTCGGATTGCGTGTTCAGCTTCGCCTTGACTTCCAGGTCCGACAAACCCGCGTCAACGCCCTTGCGGAAGAACTTGTTGAACGCCTGCGCGTGCTCTGTCTGCGCGGGGTCAACATCGGAACCAGCGCCGCCCAACTTGAGCGCGGCAATTTGCGCGTTCAGCTTGTCGAATTCACCATTCATCTTGGTAATGTCGGCGTTGATCCGGTCAACCTTTTCGGTTTGCACAACATCAGCCATGCCAGCCTTTACATCGGCAAGCTCTTTGTTGTGTTCAGTCTTGAACTCCTCAAAGGCGGCATTGATCTGGCCGATTAGAGCCTTGGGGTCAGAAGCATCCGCTTTGACAACACCAGACAGCCCGCGAAAGCGGGATTGATTTACGTGGGTCATGATTTTCTCCTATGACCTGATTGTAGAAAGAAGCTGCGAAAGTGCAGCCGCGTCTAGGTCAGCGTCATGCGTGACCGCTGGGGCAGCGTCGTGCGTGCCCCCCGTTGCTTCCCTGATAAGCCTGCGCCGCTCGGAACGCGGTTCACCGGCTTTGGCAAGTAGCACATCTAATTTAATCTTGGCGCTCACATCTGGGGTGCGCTTCGCCTGCGCGTCCAATTTGGGCGCGTCAATAACCTCGTCAGCGAAACCTTTCTCAACCGCATCTTTCGCGGTGAAGAATGTCTCAGCGTCCATATATTTCTCAATCTCGGCACGGGGCAAACCTGTGCGGGCCTCGAAGATATCCATTTGCGCACCGTCGATCTTGCCGAGCGTCAAAATCGCATCTGCCAAGTCGTTTCGGTTGCCGATCACGCCGCCCCAAGCGTTGTGCACCATGATGAATGAACCAAGGCCCATTTTGATTTCATCGCCGGCCATCGCGATATATGCAGCCGCGCTTGCCGCGATACCCATAACCTCGACGGTTACCTTGGCGTTGTGTTGGCGCAGTTCGTTGTAGATCGCGAAGCCCTCGAAGACAGACCCGCCCGGGCTGTTTACCTTCACGGTAACGTCCTTTGGGCCGATAGACCGCAGTGCCGCGTTCATGCGCTTTGCAGTGAAGCCGCCGCCCGTCCAAGAATCCTCTCCGATCACATCGTAAATCGTGATCGTTTGAGGGTCGTCGCTCTCTTGCGCCGATACATCAGACCAACGGGCCAAGGCGTCAGAAGGAACGTCCCAGCTATAGCCTTTGGGCTCTGATAGCCCTTTAATCTCTGGAAGTTTCATCAGGCTCATTGGCCGTCTCCTTTTCTGTCCCGCCTGCCGTGTTTGGCGGGTCATAGTAGATCCCGCCGCCGCCATCGGAGCGCGGGTTCCAATCCTCTAGGGCGCGTTCCTCGTCAGGCGATGTTACGCCCCACTGTAAACGCTTGGTCATTGCCTCAGTTCGTGTCTTGATATCGCCACGCGCAAGCGCAGAGCGGTTAAAACGTGCGTATAAATCAGGGCTATCATCGCCGATCAGGTCAAAGCCGATGGCCTCTTCCCACATCGTCAAGTGGTCTTCCAAACCGTAGGCGACAAAGCCGTTTGATTTCTGCTCTAGGCCGGTGCCCCAATTGGAATCGCTGCCAGTGTTATCGCCGATCATCGAAGGCGGAACGCCAAAGAACATCGCAATCTCAGAGCGCGACATTTTGCGGCTTTCAATCCACTGCGCATCCTGTGCGGTCATTGCCATAGGGGCAAAGTCCATGCCCTCCTCAAGAATGAGCGTCTTAGCTTCGTTCTCGCCGCCCGATCTAAACGCGTCCAAGCTGGACCTAAGAACGGTTTGGCCTTCAATCCCCAATTTCTGAGGGTGCTTTAGAACGCTGGAAACCTGCGCACCGTTGCGGAAGACATTTGAGCCGTGATTTTCCATGCTCATGGCAAGCCCGATTGTCTCTCGGGCAAACGTAATAGGCGTGACGCCGTTCACACCGTCCAGCGTCAGCCCGACAAGGTGGAAAACGTCAGATTGCGGCAAAATAACCCGCGCACCATTCTTGCGGGTGAAAGTATACGTTAGCGACATATCGTCGTTTTGCTTGCACTCTACACGATCAGGGTGCATCGGAAGGAGTGCCACCACTTCGCCGCGCGACCGAACAATCAGCGCGTAAGCGTTGCCGCGAAGGAGCATGTGCGTCTGCATCATTCGACGGAAAACAGCGGGCTTTTGCCAGCTATTCGGCTTTCTCCGCAGAACACGCCATAGGCTTGAGTCCGAAGCATCCTCGCGCACGCGGTCATTTACGCGCCGCTTGATGTGAAGTGGCATTGTTGCCACCGCTCCGGAAATAAGACGAACACAGGCGTAAACAGTTGCAACCTTCATTGCATTGTTCGCCGTCACCACCGCCCCCGAACGGCTTTCATTACCGCCCGCGATAGCATCGGCTAAATCTTGCGGCGTGTTAATAACTACACCCCCGCCGTTATCTTGATACGACGCTTTCGGCTGCTCTGGCGCACCCGACCCGCGCCGGAACATTCCTAAAAGGTCCATTCGTTTCCTCACATTACCAAAAGGCCGCGCTCTGTATAAACAGACGGGCCTCTATCTTCCATTTCGGAGGTCGCTGAACCCACCGCCATGGCGATGGTCACAAGCCCGTCAATCCGGCCCCGGCTCTTATTCTTGTCGTAAAACTTGTTCTTCTGAGCATCCGCCACAATTACCGCATTGGATGCGCAAATGTCCGTCAATCGGCTCCGATCAATCTCGACCGTGCCCTTTAGAATGTGGTCTTCAAAGTGCCTGATAGAAACGGGCATACAAAGCTGTTTACCCTCAAAGATCACTCTTGGCCCCTGCGCGTGTGCCACCAGCTTTAAGCCAACCCCAGAGGGTTCATCCGGCCCAGCATACCGCCACACATCAAAGCCGATCTTTCCACATGCCTTGATAAAATCATCAATCTTGGTGACGTCAAAGACGAGCTGCGCCACATCATGACGCGAACAAAGGTCTTGCACCTGTGCTGCGACAAACTCAAAATCAATTGTCGGGGTCGGCGTTATCGTAATCTGCCCCGCCGCTTCGATCTCGCGGTATGGAATCTGATCCGCCGTGCTTCTGTCTTCTATGTTTGTTTCTCGGGTCCAGTACCAACTTTTGACCGCCAGCGTGTCGCCTTCCCAGCACCCAGAAAGCGCCGTAAGGTCGTTTTTATCAGCCAGATCCAAAGCCAAATGCAACTTGCGCCCGCTCATCGCCTCTTCGTCAACTTCGCCCTGGACCTTCATCCATGCGGCTTCATCGATCCAGAACCCCGCCACACCTACAGGGATGCCGAAATAAAGGCGTTTGGTCGTTAGAGACGTGCTGATAGATTGCTTGGCAGAATTGACCTCTGCCTGAACATTCTCTTTCAGGAACGTAATCCCCAAAGCGGGAAGGGATTTGATCCAGCACGTATCATCTTCAAACGGGTTATCACCAACATCTACCCGGGCAATGTATGCAAACGCGCTGTCGTCGGTGAACTCACCGCGCAAAATCTTCTGGAACTTCTCGCTATACTCCGTCCCAACATGCTGATCGACTGAGGGCGTATTCGTGCCCAAAACCATGATACTGTCGCCGTGCTTCTTAGCAACGGACGCCCGCCACATGTTCAGCCCCTTGGCTGATTTCAGTTCGTGGATCTCGTCAGCAAGAACCGCCGAAGGCTTAGGCCCTGATATGGCGTCACCGTTGGCAACGGGCTGCATAAAGCCGCTCGTTTTAGGACATTCAATCTTATAGGCGTTGTCGCCCGTGCCGCGAATAATAAACCCACGGTCAAGCAACCTTTCGCCGCCCTTGTTCGGGATCGGGCCACGCACCATGCCGCACGCGTCCTTGAACATCACTCGCGCCGTGTCTTTCACTTCGCCAATCATGTAAACTTCGGGCCGCTTCAAATTGTAGAAGCCCAGCAGGTAGATACCAATCGCCGCCATCATGGGGCTTTTAGCTTGACCCTTGCCTGTCTCCCACCAGTTTTGGCGGAACCGAAGATGCCCGTTTTTATTCTTCCACCCGAACAGCGAACCCGTTGCAAAGATGTGCCAAGGAAGCGGCTTAAAAGGGTGGCCTTCTTTCGCGCCCTCGGTCACGGCCAGAACCGATTCACACCAGCGGAAAAACCGTTCCGCATCTTCGGGAACCCACCTCAAACCGCGTTCATGCCCGTGCTCTAAATCATCAAGGTGCCGTTTTGCCGCCAATCTGGCAAACTCGCCGCTGACAATCTCGCCCGAGACAACCCGCCGCGCATAGTCCGTTGTCTGATCCATGAATGCCGCCTGTCGGTCAGTCCTCAAGAAACTCATCGGCTGCGGCTGGTTTCGTTGGTGGCCTGTTAATGATTACGCCGCCCGCTGCTTTGGGCGAGATTAGCAACGATTCTTCATACTTCAGTATTTCGTCGCCCAGCTTCTTAACCGCTGACCAGTTGAAGTTGAAAACATCGCCGCCGTTCGGGCCTTCTTTCACCGGCCCCTCTTCAAGAGCGATAGGAGAGAGAAATTCGAACTCGACACGCGCCCGGACATACCTGTCCGCAGTCGCCAGCCTTGTCTTTGTCGTGAAACCATTCTGCTCAAGATGCTCAACAGCCTCTGCCCAGAATAGGCGGGCTAGTTCAGCCTTTTCGTCGTTGTTTTTAAACACCGTTTTGTATCTTGGCTGGATGATTTTGACTGTCATGCTCTAATCCCTTGGCCCCTACCCCGTTTCCCCACAGGATTTTTCGCACACGAAGGAGCGGGATACGGTCCCGATACTACCCCCTCAGACTTTCGACATACCCCCCCCTAGTTGCTATGGGTTCCATCCATCAGGGCGTTGCAACCGGTCGGTTCTAGGGGCCTTGTCTTCTTCCGTCTTGATCTCATGGCATGGGGCGCACAGGCTTTGCAGGTTGCTGTGCCCGTCTGTGCCGCCCTTAGCCTTCGGTATGATGTGGTCAACTGCGTGGTCGTATGGCTTAACCATCAGTTCAGTTGTTCTGTCTCTGGATAGACAGCGCTGGCATAGATAGTTGTCGCGCTTCAGTATGACCTTACGCAGCCTGTCCCAATTACTGCCATACCCTCGTTCGTGCCTTGTCTTGCCACCCCATCGGTATGGCTTGCGCTTGTCATCTGACGCCCTGTGCTCTGCCGTGGTTCTCGTGGTAGCCATATCTTACCTCCGCAGCCTTCCTTGCGATGGCGGCGGCAGTCACGCATCGGAACGTCCCAAGGTAAACCTGCTTATTGGACACACGGATGTTCGCCTCCCATCCAAGCAGCTTCCCAACTCGGCTCCTGCGCACTACGCCAGCAACGCCAGACTTATTTGTTACAGGCGCGGGCAGGTTCCGTTGGTTCTCTTGTCGCGTCACAGAACGAAGATTAACGGCCCTGTTGTCATCCTTGAGACCATTGATGTGATCTATGTGGTTAGGCCATTCGCCATTCATAACGACCCACGCCACCCGGTGAGCCATGGTGTGATACTTCATCACCTGCCCTTGCTTGTATCCCTTGCCATCGCTTGCAGTAAAAGCCTCGCGCCCAGCGTTACGGGCGTTCCAAGCATTCTTCTTGTTCTCAACTGTTAGCCTTTCGCACGGCTCGAACCACGATGCATCGCGGGCCTTCCAGTAAAGCTTTCCAGTGTTATGATTATATTCGAGTAGTTGACGCACCAATGCAGGCGCGGGTAAAGGCTTGTCAGCCATGACGTGATCTCCGTTCGATCCGTTGCGGTTAGGGCCAGCCGGTGTTGGAAGCACCGCGTCTGGCCTGATTATTATACCCTTATGTTCCTGGACTTGCCAACCAAAACGGAGCCTTTCGGGGCGCGTTCTTTCACATATGCGACTATTCGGCAGGCCAAGCCGCCGCGCCAATCTGCTGCCAGCCTGCTGCCGTGCGCTTGAAGGTGCAGTCCTGCTGCAAATGCCAGTCCTCTAGCTCAATCACGCTGCCAACGGGCATGTCGATCACCTGAAACTCACGGTGCGATTCATCGCGGGACACCAGCTGGCGCTCCAGTCCGGCTAGGGTGACGTAGTTGTGTATGCCCATTGTGGCCTTTAAGCCTCGCCGACCTGCATAGCGTTCCACATATTGACCAAGCCGAACATGCTTTCACCGCGCTCCGTAATGCAAACCTCTGGCCCTTCCAGATCACACCCGTCGTTATCGCACTCAATGAAGAAGTCATTCGTGCCAGTATCGGTCCACAGTGTAACATCCGCGCACCCGCATCTGCATGGGAGAGCGTGATAGACTGAACCGATGTTGTAATTTGCCATGTCTCACTCCCTTGCTGCGTATCGCCGCCGCGTTGTGTCTCATGTGCTGAGAAAATGCGTGGCCACTACATTTAGTAGCTCGAGGCCACCGAGAAATACAGAGCGTTGATGCCAAGGCTTCCCAGTATCTGCCACCAATGAAAGTCGTAACCTGAAACGCTTGCAACGAAAGCGACCATCGCAGTACAGCAGATCGCGTCCTTTAGGCTTCTGGTGGGTATGCTCTTCATGCGCGGCCTCATGGGCTAAGGAAATGGTGGAGCGTGCGAGGCTCGAACTCGCGACCCCCTGCTTGCAAGGCAGGTGCTCTCCCAACTGAGCTAACGCCCCCAATTTGCATAGCCATCACTACGAAACGCAACGGCTATGCAGTTTTCGCGCTGCCTGTACGGGGTCAGCGCCTGTGCCTGATCTGTTGGGTAGATGCCATGCCGCGATCAGGTGCAGCAGTGGCGGACATGTTGAGTGACGGGGGCTGCGTCCTATTGGCTTTCGCTGGCCGGACCGGGCCGAATGCTGGAGCGCCGCGCTTGAATCAAAATTGCGCCTAACCCTTCGATCAGACGCAATAACTCATTATCAGGTACCTACGAAAATTTTGGCAAGTTGTCAACAGGCTGGGGGCGCTTAATCCCAATAGTTCCGGCACCGCTCAGCGAACCCTCAATAGGGCTTCCGCCGCCATCTTCGCGCACCTCGCCAGTATCACCGACCTCAGACAATATAGATGCGGACTCCACCTCTGCCATCCGCCGAATGAGTCCTGTCAGCTCACCACGCTTATACTTAATCCACTCGCCTTCGATCCGCCTATCTTCTTCACGGCACATGCGGTGAATTGCGGTCTCGACACGGAACCCATCGGCCCTCTCAAACTCAGCCATGTAGCACATCCGAAGTTCGCCGCGACACCTGTGCTGCAAGTCCTTCATGCGCTCATAAGGGCGGGTTGAAACTCCCACCTTGGAAAAGGCTTCATCCTCTGTGCCAACCACGTAAAGGAAAATGTGCCCCGCATCCGCACGCACGCTGTTCCCTCTAGGTTTCTTTCGCCTTGGCGCTGGCTTTAAACTTGGAATCGGTGTAAATGGCCGATTAGCCATATCGGACCCTCCTATGGTTCGATTTCGGTCAGGGCCAGCCGGTGTGCAACCACCGCGTCTGGCCCGTTATTTATGTCATATTTCTTCGTTTGGGTCAATGAAATAAGGCTATTTGTCCATCGCATCGGCCAATCTATCAAGGGCTTCCCGCAGATGCGCTTTGCCTTTGTCATGGTTCAAGTGCCGATATTCCTTAAGGTGTGAAAGCGCCCTGCCCTCACCCACTACCGCGTCAAGAATTCGCTCATCGCCTTTGGCAATACGACTTGCGACGGCATGGTACCGAGAAACCCGCTCTATCTGCATATCAATGTTGGCGTCAGGCTTCGGGCTGCTGTCCACGCGGACTGCGCTGTAATCCATGCCCTTGCTGCGCTGAGTGGCTGTCCAGGCGTCCCGCAGAACCTCCCCCGCTGAATACCCACGGTCGCTAATCCAGCCCCGCCCGTGGTACACCTCCAGCATGTCCACTCGCCGTGCGCCGTGTACATCGTTGGGGTTCACCTTGCTGCCCGTGGTAGGGTCAATATCGCCGCGCCCTTCCGTGACAAGGCCTACGCGGTTGGCTGGCCCCGTTGCGCCCTGATCCCAACGGGGGGTGGACACGCTCACAGAAGATGCGGGCTTGCCGTTTCTGTGTGCGCCGTTTTTCAGACGCCGTTGTTGTGCTTTACTCGCCATTGAATAGCCTCTCTGCGATTGCCTGCGGTGTTGTCTGCGCCTCTAGCTCGGCTATGCGGTTGCGCTGCCAGTCGATCATCTTCTGCTGCTTATCGATCCGGACCGCCTGCGCTTCGGCCTTCACGCGAAGCTCCCCGCGCTCTAGGCGGATGCGGTCGATTGTCTCGGCTTGGGTGGCGTTGCGGGCCGAGAGGTTCATTATCTGCGCCCCTTGTTGCGTAGGAGGCGCTTGAGCGACTTGCTCTTGTCCTTCGGCTTCTGGCGCGCCTCAACGATAGGCGCATACCGCTTGCCTTTCGCCTTTTTCGGGCGGTCTCCGATATCTTCGAGGTCCGATATTTCATAGTCGCTTGCGGCAATCCCACCGATCACGGCCATTGCGGCCACGTTCATCAATGCGCGGTTCATGGCGTCTCTCCCTTGGGGGTTTCTGAGATAAGGGCTGAGAGGATGCTTAGAAGCCATGCGCGGGACAGTGACGCGTCGGCCTCATGTGACCAGAGGCCCTTGCTGCGACTGGCCCCTCCGGTGGATATGTGCGCAATGGTGACATACCAATACTTGCGGCTGTCTTGGTCGATGCTGTGAACGAGCCAGCTTGGCAGCACCGCGTCGTGCAGTTCTTTCGCCGCATCTATTGAACCCCTCGCGGCGCGGTCAGCAACATAGGCAAGTTCCCCGCCATCTTCTTCGGGAACCCATACCTTCCAAAACGCGGCTTTCGTTATATCCCCCGCCCTCACCTTATCGCGCAGCGCCTCTAGCGCCTCTCTGCGGTTATCGCTCATGCCTCTTTCGCCCCCTCAACGATCCGTTTTGCATGGCTGAGACAGCGGTTGGCGTATGCCAAATCCTTACCAATGCCGCCTTTCTCAACGCAGGCCAGCATCAGCCGCGTTGCAATCTCTGCGACTAGTTTCTGTTCGTCGCTCATCTGCTCGCCTCCATCGCCGCCCTGATCGCGGCCTCTGCGTAGTTCATGTCGCGGGTTTGTTGGGAGGTCATGCTTCACCGCCAAACGTCATGTCGTTTTCCTTGCAATATCGCTGGAAAGCCGTTTCGTGCATTTCGCCGGGGTCCATAGAAATGCCGTGGCCCAATGTGCCGCCCTTCCAAGACCCTTTGCGCTTACCCGTTTCGCCGGAAAACTTGATATCCAAGGAACGGCGCACTCGCGCTTTGCGGAACAAGGAAAGCCACTTGAACCGGCCTGTGCCTAACTTGTGCTCATACTCCTCGATGCGGGTTTTCGCGGTAAGCTGTTCCCCGTCGAAGTCATCGAAAGCGAAGTCAACGGTTGGAACTGCGTCCTGCGCGGCCCAACGCGCCCGTGAAGCCTCGATTGGCTGTGGACCGCTGCTGGTGTCTGTGAACGCTAAACCGCCCTTGTCGTCGTAGAAGCGATGAGCGGTGCAGCGCCATTCTGTCCACGGCAGGAAGTACCCCTTGCGCTGCTCAGTGCTGCTGTCGTTTGTGACGCGACCCAAAGAAAGGTTCAGAAACCCCTCGCTCAGGCTGAATCCATATTCTCGCGAACCAGTATCCCAAAACCCGTTATTCGGGCCGGTAGACCAATCGTATTTGGATGTATCAACCCACTTGCGCCACGGCTTTATGATCTGCGGCAGGGCGACAATCAGCGTGACACCGAAAGCGCTCATGCGCAGGCGGCATCCAGCATATTCGTCGCCATCACCAGACCCCAACAGAACGGCTGTAGATTTGTAATAGGTATCCCGCGAGAACGTGAACGGCCCGGCGTACTTGTCGTTATCGCTCCATCTCATCGCCTTCATACCCCGCCCTCCGCTTCTGCAATCGCCATCGCTAGGCGGTCGGATGTGGTCATGTGGCCGCGACGGTTGAGGCACGGCGGGCACTGGCACAGATCGGTGTGGCGGTGACCGTTGCAGACCCCCATCTTGTTCTGTGAGCTTAGGGCGTTGTTGCACGATGGAACGGCGCAATACCGCGTCGGCTTGGTGGGCTTTCTCACGCGGCGGGCTTTGCTTTTCTTCGCGGTCGCCACGTTTACCGTGCTGGCGGCGCTGCGGGGTATATTCCGCATGATGTGTTCGCCGCGCCAGTCGTCGGATACCGCGTCGATCTGCGGTTGCTTGGGAATAAAGCGCATCACGGGGGGACGGCCTAAAATGTCGGTGTGTTCAGTCATTCTGCGGCTCCTTGAGACATATCATGCGGGGTTCCTGGGCGACGGCGGGGCAATCCTGCGATCCGCGCTGTGCGAAGAACGGTTGACTGCGCCACGCCAAGCGATGCGGCGATCTTCTTTGTGGGCACGCCGCGCAGCCATACGGCGCGAAACTCCGGCGTAACCTTGATGCGGGGATTGGAACCGCGTGGGCGGCTTGGGTAGCCCGCTTTCTCGGCCCATGTGCAAATCGTGCGATCCGTCACGCCGTACTTGCGGCCCATCTCGCCAACGTAGACACCAGCCTCCCAATCGCGGCGGAAGTCTGCCCCGACAGGGTGCGTCGGGTGCTCGCCGTCGATCTGGATTGCGTCGAAACCGCGTGCCTTGTGCAACTGCATCAGCTTCGGCAACGGCATGTCCTCCGAAAAGCTGGCCGTGATGTCAGCCACCATGCGGGCGCGGGCGTCTTGCTCGTTCATTGGGAACCCCCCATTTTCTGCGTCTGAATTACCAAAGGTGTTCACTGTAAAGATCCCCGCCTTCCTCGAATTCGTCGGTAACCTGCTTATGCTGGTACGCTACGATCATCGCCGCTTTGCGCCCGACGTAGACGCCGCGATGGTCTAGGAACCCTTGGTCGGCTTGCGTGGCTTCGACGCCTAGAACGTGCATTGATTGCAGAACGTCATGGTGACGGGCGGGTGCGGGCAGCGAAAAGGTAAGCCCGCCAAGCTGGCACGCCGCCGCGACAATGCCGCGAGGTATCTTTGGAGTTATCTGGGGCACGTCGAACCCCCCAAGATTGATTTAACGTCAGGGACCGTGCGGCCCGTCATGCGGGCGATGCGACACAGGTTGAAGCCGTACACGTCAAAGGCGCGGCTCATGTCAGGGCGGGTCCAGTGGGCGAATTGACCGGTCATTCGTCGTCGCCCCCAATCGTCACGCTCGTCTTTCCCGCGTGGAAGTGGATGCCCATTGCGACCTCGGTGTCCTTCTTGGGCCGGTCGTCGGTGGTCGCGATCCCCGCCTTAATCAGCTCTTCAACGAACAGCCGGTAAGGCTCTGCCCCGTCGAAGTCCTCTTGCGTCAGAAGGCTTGCGCCGCAGACAGGGCATGGCTTGCCGATCAGGTGCGGGCCATAGTCGGGGGTGTTTTCGCGGTGGTCGCAACCTTCCGCATCGCATTGAAGGTAGTTCATGCTGTTTCTCCTTTGGGGTTGGCGCGGCGAACGGCAAAGCCCGCCTGCTTGACGTATTCGGCAACGCGGGCGCGTTCCTCGGCGGTTGGTTCGGGGCGCTCGGGTTCTGCGGGCATCTCGGGGCGCACCAGCGTAGGGCGCGGCATGGCTTCACGGGCCAGCGCGTAGATAGCCCCCGGCGTCGGCTTGCGGCGCGGCTCGTCGCGCTGATACTGGATGCAGGCTTTCTGGATGGCGTCTTGTGGCAATCCCTCCAGCACGTCGGCCCAATCCTTGCCCATTGCAGCCGTCAGGGCTTCGCTGTCGTCCTCGCGCCAGTAGTGGCTTAGAAGGGTGAACGACCGGCCCGCGATCCACTCACGATGAGACTGACGCGCCTGCAATGAAGGCGTTTTGTTTGAATTCTGATTTGCTAGTTCGTTCGCCATTGTGGCCTCCGTCGATTGCTTTGAGTTTGGGTTGGGCTGGCTGGTCCTCCCACCGCTTGCCGTTCAGGAACGACGCAGGGTGCAGAGGGTTGGCGTCGGGGTAGCGGTTCTGCCAGTCTGAGAACCAACCCGCCTTCACCGCTGAGTACGCGGATCGCTTTTCTTCGATTGATAAACCGCCCCAAGCTTTCTTCGCCGCTTGCTTCGCCAGCTTGTTTGGGACCACCTCCCAGAACTCGTCAAAGCCATGATGCTTAGAAGGCAAATCGCCTTTAGAGGTTACGCTAGTAACCTCTTTATATGGCTTTGGTTCTGGTTGGCATTGCTTGGGCATATGCTCAGCGGATGCGTCCGCATCACTGCCCCCATTGTTTTTATTGGGTTTTCTGTCCCAACGTGATTGCGCTGCTGCTTTAGCTTTCGATGACTTTTCGGTCGTTTGTTCGATGACTTTTGCAGCTTTTTCGTTGATTAGGCCGTCTGGCGTCTCAATGATTTTGCCCTCGGAAATGAGGTAATTGAGCGCCTTGACGAACGATGCTTTCGACTTGGAACCGCACACGCGATACAGGCGGTTGTCGTCGCGCTCGATAGGCCCCGCCATCTCGTACATGCGGGCAACAAGCGTGATGTAGACGCCCTTCTCTGCATCGGAGAGCGCGGCAGTACCGGCCAGCCAGTCAGACGGATAGAATGGGATGTGGACTATGCTCACGAAATTACCCCGCGATGCTCTACGAATTTGACAGGTTCCCCAGCCCGCACGGCACGGGCGAATTTCGCCGCGTCCTCTATGGTGCGTAGGATTGTGAAGTCGCCTTTCCAGCCCTCCAGGAACGTCTCTTGGGGCGTGGTCAGCGTGCCTTTGAGGCCCTTGACCTCGATCAGATACGAGCGGCCCATGTAGCCCACGAGCGCGTCAGCAGGGCGATCCATCGAATAGACGGACAGGCCATAGGCGCGAAGCTCTGCGAAAATATCCGCCTCGTTCAGGTCGCGCTTGTTTTTGTGCTGACCGCGCATCCCCATTAGCTGCGCCCCGCGATTTCGCCGCCACAAGCCGCATAGCCTGCGATATCAACCCAGTTGTCGTCATGGGCAGGGTTGCCCCATGCGCGAACCGTCTTGAGGTCCACAAGCATGATGGCAACCTGCGTTGCGGTGACGGTCTGGCCGAGACGTGAGGACCAGATCGCCGCGATGCTGGCGAAGTTGTCCTCTACGCTGCCGTGTGTGGCGTCACGGTCTACGGTTACGGCATGGGCTGCGGTGCTGAGAATGTCGGCGCGGTTCATGCCTGCGCCTCCATCGAATAGGACGCCACGAGAGCGCCGGAGGGCGTCTCTACGCGGGCGGTGTGGATCTGGTGGCCTGCCTGTTTGAGTTCATAGATACGAGCGCCGAGGCGGAAGCAGGAGAAGTCCCGCAGCGCGTCGATAGGCGTGATGTGCTGGCCTGCCTTGAGGGCGGCGAGGATCTGGTGGCTTTGCGTCATGCGTCACCTCGTGAGAAGAAAAGCGCAGAGGGAGCCGTGGGAAGCTCAACCTCTGCTAGTTGATCCGCGCCCCAACAGGAGGGGAGAACAGGCGCGGATACCCAGCCGACGGGAGGACGGCTGAATGGGGGGAAGGGGGTCATGCTCGATACGCCTTTTGCGCAAAGGACACGCCACCAAGCGCTTCCTCGGAGTTGCCTTCGATGATATCAAGCGTGAGACGCGGGGCGCGGTCGCGGGACGTGTCCACCTTGCCCGTAAGACTCAGCGGGTTCCGATTGGCGCAATTCGCGCAGTTGGCGGCGTCGGTGACCAGTTCGCGGCACTTCTTGCAGCGCTGGTATCCCTTGGGGTTGCGGAACTTCATGCTGCACCCCGCTTCGAGCGCTTTCGTGCTTGCCGATCATCTTTGATGAAGTCCAAGACGCGCTGCATAGTCCCGATGCTTGCAGTGCCTTTTCGGATACGTTCGCAGGCGTGGCGGTTCTGCACCGCCATCTGCCCAATTGTCGGCTCGCCAATGTTAAAGTCGGCGGCGTGGGCCTCGATGGCCTTGATAACTTCTGAATGCTGCATACCTATGTTTAGACTTATGTCTAAGTGAGGTCAACAACAGATGTTAGACAATCGGCTTGTAGCCCCATATTTTCCGCCGTGCCATTATCTGGCTATGGCTGGAAAATCATTTAGAGACCGGGTTCTCGCTGAAATCAAAGAACGAAACATTTCTAAGGCCGACCTGTCGCGCAGGTCGGGTGTACCGTATCACGCTATAGATAAGTTTCTGAAACGTGAGGGCGCAAGCACCAACGCCGACAACGCGCGGGCACTTGCTAATGTGCTGGGCCTTAGTGTTGACGATGATCAGGCATACGAGGAACTTCGCGAACTGTTTTACCAGCTTGACGAAGAACAGCGCAAGTTTCTGATAGCAAGCGTTCGTGGCCTTGTCGGCTAAGATCAGCGATAATTGCTCTTGCGATGCCGTCAGGCGCGTCTTTCAAAATCTCTAGAAAATCATTGTATTCGTGCAATTCGGTACTCCCTTTGTTCCATATTGAGCAAGGTTGCGATTCTTTGCAACCGTAAGGTTACCTGACAAACTAAATTAGACACATGTCTATTTTAGGGGTTGTGTTAGCCTTTTGTCTAATTTAGTCTATCCTCAACAACAACACGAGGATGAACCAATGACCACCAACGAAAAAATGCAGGCAATGGCACCGATCTACGCAGCCGCTTACAAGGCGGCTAGCGATTTGGCCAAGACCTCAAAGGGCGCTTTGGCCCTGATCGCTGCAACCGGCGCATCCTCAGTAATCACGGCAGTTGAAGTCACCGCGAAGCGCGAAGCTATCGCGACGTTCAACGCAACTTACCCGTAACCCTGAGAGAGGATGAACGACAATGACCCCGCATTTCTACAGCAACAGCGCAGGCAAGACGGCCACGCCCCAACAGATCGTGGCGCGGGTCAAGCCCTTCGCTACCGGCCTTCTGGCGGGCACCGCTGCGCCCTGCCCCGCCCCCACTTCTAAGCTTATCACGCCCTCATGGGTAATTGAGCCGCATGTTATCGACGCGGTGATCGGCGGTGCGTCGTGAGCGTTGATACAAGCGGCAGCGCGTTCCCCGTATCAAACGGAGTTGACACCGACTGGGGTATGACCCTGCGCGACTACTTCGCATCAAAATCGCCTGAGCCTTCCGAGGCGTGGATCAGTGTGCAGCGTGGGATCGACCGGAATAGGAACCCGCACAACGAGCCCCACAAACCCGCACCACGTGACGATTTCCAGCTGACTGCTGAATATAAGTTCGCTCATGCCGACGCCATGCTTAAGGCCCGCGAGGCCACGTCATGAGCCGTTTCGCAGGTCACAAATACACATGGACGAAACCATTCACATCGGTTCGGCATAGCTGGGAGTTGCGCGGGCCAATCGGCGGCATCAACTTCCATGCCTCTCTGTCCCGCAATGATGAATACGAACCTTCGTGTGGTCTTGAGTTCCATCACTGCTTTGACCCATCGGGCGGCAATCAAGCGCCCCATCACACCAACTGCCATGTAACAGGCGGTCAGTGCTGGCACGATGGAACGTCGCTTTATGCGAGTGAACACATCTGGCCCATCGTCAGGGACTACCTGCGGGGCGGTGAACACGCAGAAGTCTTTTGGCTCTTGGAACGTGAATACGAAAAGCACTTTGAGGATTTTGCGGGGTATCGGTCATGAGCTTCCAAACGCAAATATCCCCGCCTCTATCTCGGCCCCCTCGCCTACGCCTCGACAAGATGCCCGCAGAGGACAGCACCGCTGATATCTCCGATGTCTGGGCTGACGAGGTTGAGAACGAAGAGGGCGCAATCGTGACCGCGTATTTCCGGCACACCAGCGACGACCACGGCGGCTTTTACGCTGACCTTATCGGGGTTGGCGTCCTGACCAACACATCTGCGCTGATCTACAGCTACGACGGCGCGGTTGCGTGGTTTGGCTGGGAGACGGTGAACCGGATTGAGAACGTACAGACGCAGGCAATCGCAGACGGGGTGGCGACATGAGCATGATCGAGCAAATCAAAGCAGACAACAGCAAAGGTATAATCGCAGTATGGTTTTCATGTGGTGCCGCCAGCGCCGTCGCGCTGAAGCTAACCGTAGATAAATACGGGGCGGATCGTGTTCGGGCTGTCAATAACCCCATTTTGAACGAGCACGAGGACAACCGACGCTTTTTAATCGATGTGGCTGAATGGGTCGGGGTCGAAATAGAGGACGCCCAAAACCCAAAATACCCCACAAACGATTGCGTAGACGTTTGGGATCATCGCGGCGCTATGTCAATCATCGTTCCCGGCAAAGGGTCTGTCGCCCCGTGTACTGACAAACTCAAAAAAGACGCCCGATACGAGTGGGAAAAAACGAACCACGCTGACTGGCATGTTCTCGGGTTCACAGCCGACGAAAAGAAGCGCCATGAGCGGTTCGTTTTAACCGAGCGTGAGAACGTCCTGCCAGTCCTGATTGATGCTGGGATGACTAAGGAAGACTGCTGGGACATGCTTCGGCGCGAGGGCATTGAGTTGCCTGAGATGTACCGCCTTGGGTATCCAAATGCCAACTGCATCGGGTGCGTCAAGGCAACCAGCCCGACATATTGGAATCTTGTCCGCAAAACGCACCCGGAAGTGTTTCGCCAGCGCGCCGAGCAATCACGCCGGCTTGGCGCGAAGCTGGCCCGCGTCAATAACGAGCGGATCTTCTTGGATGAACTAGACCCCAAAGCAAAAGGCAGGGCGCTGAAATCCATGCCTGACTGCGGCATATTTTGTGAGGAAAAGTAGATGGACGCCACCGACTGGAGAAACATGTTTTGCATCCTTCCAAGGCGGGTTGGCGGGAGGATGGTTTGGCTAAAGGTGATACAATATCGCGTCGTTTATCCACATGGCGCGGCGGGTATCTTGATCGGCTCTCAGTACAATGAGTACCGCGCCGCGACAGGTGCAGCATGATCCGCCGCATCCTCACCAGCCTTCGCAGCATCAAGACCGATGCCCAATACATGAACGACCTGAAATTCGAGTTCGACCGGATAGAGCGCAAGGCCATCCGAGACGCCGAACACAGCGCAGAGTTCCACGAGGAGAATGTGACATGACATGGCAACCGATTGATACCGCGCCGAAGGACCAGCTTATAGACATTTGGCTGGCTGATGGTGTGCGCTGGTGTGAATGCTACTACGACCGCATTTGCGACGAGTGGAGAACAAGCCGTCCAAGCGGCAAGCTGCTCACGATCAAGGCCCGCTTCGTGACGCATTGGATGCCCCTGCCCGCTGCACCGGAGGCCGAATAATGCGCCCTGACCTACGCAGCCCCCGCGCCATCCGACGCCAGAACATCCGCGACGTGTTCCTTGGCATCATCGGCCTGACCGTTATCGCAATCGCCGTGTTTGCCGCGTCGTATTCCACAGCCGGTTCGCAGTTCGTGAGCGCTCAGGCGATCCACCCCGACTGCAAGGGGGATGCCAAATGCTAGACCTGGAAGCCGCCCTGAACGCCGCGAATGAAGCGCTGGCCGACGTGATGCTTGCCGCAGAGGCCGACCCCGACTTGCCGGACCTGACCGTCCAGAGCCTACAGAAGGCGCATGACACCGTGGATCGGCTATCCCGCAACTACCCGCATTTCAAGATGCGCAGTGAAATCCAACGGAGGCTAACAGCATGAACGCCGTGACCAAAACCGAAGCCCAAGGGCAATACCTTCCAGCCGACCCAATGGTTAGCATGATTGAGCGCGTGGCAATGGACCCCAACGCGGATCTGGACAAGCTCGAACGTATGCTCGCTATGAAGGAGCGCCTGGAAGCGACCGCCGCGCAGTCCTCTTTCAACGAAGCCCTTGCAGCGGCTCAAGCTGAAATGCCGTCAGTCGCCGCGAAGCACAACAACGACCAGACGCGCAGCAAGTATGCCAAGCTGGCCGATATCTACGAGGCTTGCAAACCTATCGCAGCACAGCACGGGTTCAGCTTTAACGTGATCCCCGTAGCGGGCGGGCGTGACGGCTTTATGAACATGAAATGGACCCTCCGGCGCGGCGCTCACATTGAAAGCGACGTTTCCGAAGTGCCCCTTGACGACAAGGGCATGAAAGGGACCGCAAACAAGACCGGAACCCACGCATACGGCAGCACCACCTCTTACGGTCGCCGTTACCTGTTCTGTGCGGTCTTTGACATTGCGATTGGTGACGACAACGACGCGGCGAACAACCGCAACCACGTCGAAACTGTCAGCGCTGAACAGTTCACCATTTTGCGCGACCTGATCGAAGAAACAGGCACCGACGAGGTGAAATTCCACACCGCATACGGGCACAAGAACCCGTCGCAAGCTGACCTGCGCGAGTTCCCCGCAAACCTGTTTGAAAAGGCTAAGGCACAACTCGAACGCAAGAAAGTGAACGCCTGATGGAACAGCGCACAGAAGAATGGTTCGCGGCCCGCTTGGCCTGCGTCACCGCCAGCCGCATTGCCGATGTGATGATGAAGCCGACAACGGCGGGTTATTCCAACTACAAAGCGCAGCTTGTCTGTGAGCGCCTGACCGGCGTTGCAACTGAGGGCTTCACCAGTTCTGCAATGCAGCACGGGACCGACACTGAACCACAGGCACGGGCCTTCTATGAAATGGAGACTGGCCTAGACGTGGCCGAGGTCGGCTTCATCCCAAACGCCTCTATCCCCATGAGCGGCGCAAGCCCTGACGGGCTGGTGGGTGAATTGGGCCTTGTCGAAATCAAGTGCCCACAGCCCGCAGAGCATATCCGCGTATTGAGCGGGGGCGATATCAAGCGCAACTACCTGTTGCAGATGCAATGGCAGATGGAGTGCACCGGGCGCGAGTGGTGCGACTTTGTGACGTTCAACCCATCCCTACCCCACGAAATGCAGATGCACTGCCAGCGCGTCGAAGCCGACCGTGAATTGCAGGCCGAGATTGCCAAGGCTGTGACCGCTTTCCTTGCGGATGTGGACGCCACAGCCAAGCACCTAATCGAAACGTATCAGAAGAAAGAGGCAGCATGACCGACGAAACAGACACTGCAGGCGACGCGACATACCGCGTGACAGCCGGAGAGCTGCGCCAGTTCTGCGAGACGATTGAACGCTGGCACTCCGAAAAGGCCGACGCCGCAGAGGGGGAACGCGAAGCCTACGCCGCTGCGAAATCGGCAGGCTATGACACCAAGATTTTGCGCAGGGTGATTGCCGACCGCAAGAAAGACCGTGACGCGCTGTCAGAAGAACGCGCCGTCCAAGAGATGTACGAAAAAGCCTTGGAGGGCAAATGATATGGGGGTTGACCGCGTTGATTATCTGTTCTGGGGCGTGAAGCTATCAACAGATGACATTGAGTATGACGAGTTTGAGGACGAAATTTACGGCGCTCCCAATGCTCGATTTGACATCGTTTATGACTTTATGTCTGGGGCTTACGCGATGGTGGGCAAGGTTATCGCACGCAGTGACCCATACGAAGGCATCGAGTTTATAGAGGTAGACGCACCGATTGAGGCGCTAGACAAAATGGGCCTGATGGTCGCTGTGCGGGAAGCTGTACCCGCCGCGAAAGAGGCGAATTTCGCAACATATCTTTTCACGCATTTCCACTAAGGAGGCTTAGAAAATGGCCGGATCAGTCAATAAAGTTATTCTAATCGGCAACTTAGGCCGCGCCGTTGAGGTGCGCTCGTTCCCTAACGGGGGCAAAGTCGCCAACCTTCGCATCGCCACTTCCGAGACGTGGAAAGACAAGCAGTCAGGCGAACGCCGCGAAAAGACCGAGTGGCATTCGGTGGCAGTTTTCAACGAGGGCCTTGTCTCCATCGCGGAGAAATACCTCAAGAAGGGCAGCAAGGTCTATATCGAGGGCCAGCTTCAGACGCGCAAGTATCAGGCTCAGGACGGCTCCGACCGCTACAGCACCGAGGTTGTGCTGCAAGGCTTTGGCGGCACCCTGACGATGCTGGACGGCAACGGCGGCGGCTCCGATAGCGGCGGTCAGTCTGGCGGGGGCTATGACAGCGGCGCGTCTGGTGGCGGGTACGGCGGGGGCAACTCCGGCGGGTCGCGTGACCGTGATATCGACCAAGAAATACCGTTTTAGGTTGTAAGTTCAATGGCTTATTGGTATAATAAAACGGCAGATCGGGGTGTTTCCAGCACCCCGTTCCGCCTAACCAATCTAGCCGTAGGAGGGCTGAAGATGGCTGATGTTTCAGTTACAGAACCCGTTGTGGATTCGCAACTCGTACCTTGTCGCGTATGTGGCGAGAGCAAGCTCACAACCGAATACTACCCCCAGCAGGTAAAGAAAGATAGGAGTTCTGGCGAGTGCAAGGAGTGCACATGTAAGCGCGTTCGCCAGAACCGCAACGACAAGGCCGAATATTACCGGTCATATGATCGGATGCGCTACCGTGAAAGCGACGAGCGCAAAGCTCATTGTCACGCGGCGGGCAAGAGAACCCCTATGTCTGTTCGCGTTGAAAAGCAGCGCCAAAAGCGGAAATCAGACGGATACCTTCGCCACAATGCGAGACAGAAGGTCTCTCGGGCTATCGCCAAAGGTCAGTTGAAGAAGCATGACGAATGTTTTTTCTGCGGGGCCAGCGACGGGTTGCAGGCGCATCACCATGATTACTCAAAGCCTTTGGACGTATTTTGGCTTTGCACCTCATGTCATGGAAAGTTGCACACGGTTAATGGCGACTTCCACCGCGATGGGGCGCGAACCTAATGCCCGCAATCGTTCGCCTCATAAACGCGGAGACGCGGGCAAGGGCCAAGCATTGGGTCAACATTGCGGGGGATGGCGTTAGCGTCGTTTTCCGCAAGCCCACCCGCACCAACATGCAGAATGACAAGATGTGGGCCATGATTGGCGACATTATCAAACAGCCCGAAAAGCATGGGCGCAGCATGACGCCGGATATCTGGAAAGCCGCGTTTATGAAGGCGTGCGGCCATGAAGTGAAGTTTGCGATGGGTCTTGACGACGAGCCTTTCCCCGTTGGGTTCCGGTCCAGCCATATGAGCGTAGGCCAGATGGCGGATCTGATTACCTTCATTCAGCAATGGGGCGACGAAGTAGGCATTGAATGGTCAGAGGAGGCCAAGGCATGAGCGAACTGCGATACTCCGATTTTCTCGAAGCCGACGAGCTGGGGAAAGACCCGCAATATCTGCGCTACGTCCGCAACCTGCCTTGCTGCGTGTGTGACGCCTTCGGGCTAACGCAGACCAGCATCACAGAGGCACATCACGTCATTTGCGGGCGGTATGGTAACCACCGGACACCGGATCGAATGGCTATACCTCTTTGCCGCTGTCACCACCAAGGTCTGCAATTTGACCGCGATAAGAGCAAGCTGGCGATCCACCAAGGAAAGGAAAGCTGGGCCGCAGAATATGGCCCCGATTACGAATATATTTCGGCCACGCAAGACAAGATTGAGTGCATGGCCTAACGACATTCCCGCTCTGGGGATAACGCGGCCACAGCGAACTAGTGGCGACAAGAAGCCCGATGGGCGTTTATTGTAACCAAACTGACGCGCTACGTCACCCGCCCGTCGATCCGCGCCACCTCCACATGAGGGGATCGGCGGGCAACATAGGAGAGAGCATGAGCAACGACGAAATGATCCTGCGCGGACCCGACGAACCGAACGAGATTGGCACCGAGGACGGCGACACCTGCGGGCGCTACCCTGAGCCTGACGAGGATGCGCCGCGCGGGTACAAGCCCAAGCCGTGCAAGGGCGTGATGATAAAGGCTTACGCATTCGAGGATGGCGTAGCGTGCAACACCTGCGGAGAGATAGCATGACACCAGATGAACAGACAGTAGAGCGCGTGGCGAAGGCTATGGCTTTCAGCGTTATGCAGCCAAACGACGCCAGCGCGGATGCTGAGGAGTATTGGAAGCATACCGGCGACCTAACAAAGCATACGTGGAAGACCGCAGCCCGCGCCGCTATCTCAGCAATGCCCGACACGACGCAAGCCCGCAATGACGCGCTGCGCGAGGCGGCGGACACAGCAGCATCATGCGCAGCCCACTTTGAAAGGATGCGGGCGCGGTCTGAGCCGTTCCTAAACTCCATCGACAGAGAGCATAGACATGATGCGGCGATGAAGGGAAAGGGCGCAGAATTTGTGGCTGACCACATACGAAAGATGATCAAGGAACCCACGACATGACCACATGGACCGAAGCCCAGATAGACCGCCACTTGCACCTGTGGGAGCATAGGCACGGGCCAGACAGCCCGGAGGCGGGGATTGTGCGGCAGTTGCGGGCGGAGCGGGACGCCGCACGAAACACGCTGGAAATCATATCGAAGCCGATGAATTGTTACTCGCCGCACGCTGGCCTTGGCGGATCGTTCGCCGGAGACTTGAGAGCGCTTGCCCGCGCCGCCCTAACCACCACACAGGAGACACCCCATGAGTGATATGCGAGAAACGATGATTGAAATTATCGGCACACACGTTGAATTTTGTGGCGCGACAGACGCCGCAGACGCCATCATTGCCGCGCTGCCGGATATGGTGCGCCCGCTGGAGTGGAACGACCATTGCGGGGTAAGCTACTACGCGGGAACCGAGGTAGGGTGGTATTACATCGAAGTCGGAGGCAACCACCCTGAAACGGGGGAACCCTTTGTCGCATGGTCGCACGATGATGAAGACGCATACCACCACGGGGAACATGTAAAGGATGTGGACTCAGCCAAGGCGGCAGTCGCCAAGCATCGCGCCAGCCGCATCCTATCGGCCTTCGGGGTACAGGGAGGGGAGGCATGAGCGGGAAGCTGTTCGCCGCGATGGTGTATTTCCTGATAGTCGTCGCCCCCGTCGCGCAGTGGACGATTGGACAGCACTTACACGAAGCCACAAAGGAGGACGCCAAATGA